ATGTAGTAGATGCCCCGTATAATAAAGCACTAGAAGAAAACTTTAAATGGAACGCATATAATATTGCATGGCCCACTGACCAAGCCCCAGAGTTATCCAACAAGGATGCATAACTTAATCATCATGACAAAAATATTCGAAAGTCCAGATCATGGCGAGACTGTATATGTTAGAGCAGCAGGTTCAACAGAACGTGCTCTCCACTCGGAGAGTGAACCGAAACAGGAGTTGCGCGAGCGGATAAGAGAAACTAAACTCTGGGCAGATATACGTCGACGTGCTCGAACCCACCCTGGCTTGCAGGACGAACTGAATCGTGTTATAATGTTTTATCAATTAATGAATGAGCGTCATGGCAGATAAGCTAAACATACAAACTGAAATGCGAGCATACGATCTCAAGGATCGAGACTTCTACGACAGCCTCACCGAGGACGAAGTTAAAAAGTTTAGTCCTTATCTCATGCTGCGGTATGGAGCCAGCGTAGAAGGCAGCGCAGAAATGCAGGCCTGGTATTTGATGGCCACTAACGAACGTGTAAATGTTAACTTCTTTGATATAAACACTACCAAACACAAAAAGCTACAGTGGTTGATGTGTACCGCAGCAAGCCCAGGCATGGGAGTCAAGCGACACTACTGGTTGGCAACTAAAAAAGACAAATCCCTTAACAGCAAGACTGTTAAATTCCTAGCCGGGCTATATCCTGAAATGAAAACTGATGAACTTGAACTACTCGCCACCATCAACAGCACAGCAGATATTAAAGATTTGGCAAGACAACATGGATGGACTGACAAGCGAATCAAAGACGAGCTATAAATGCCGTTACTGTAATCGGGAGTACAGCAAGGAAAGTACACTGGCTGCTCATCTCTGCGAGAGCAAACGCCGTTGGCAACAAGAAAGAGAAGTAGGTGTACAACTGGGCTTGATGAGCTACTTGCGTTTCTACGAGATCACACAAGGCTCGGCCAAATTAAAAAGTTATAGCGACTTTGCTGCTAGTCCCTACTACTTGGCCTTTGTCAAGTTTGGCAGGCATCTAGTCAGCATACGAGCAGTCAATTCCACTAACTTCACTGACTGGTTATTAAAGAACAACAAGAAGCTAGATCACTGGTGCAAGGATAGTTTATACACCGAGTGGTTATTGGAATATATAAAACGTGAGTCGGCGCAAGATGCACTAGAACGAGCTATCAAGGAGATGCAAAATTATGCAGATACTAATCCAGAACTTAAGAACGGTTTTAACGATTATTTTCGGTACGGCAATGTCAATCGTATTGTACACCATATATCAACAGGACGTATTAGCCCTTGGATTGTTTATAGTTGTGCTAGTGGAGTTGCGTTACTTGATAATCTGCGCGAGGATCAAGTGCAATTGATCATGCCCTGGATCACGCCCGAAGTGTGGCAGCAACGACTACAAGATTACATGGCTGATGCTGAGTGGGTTCGGCACATATTGGCAGAGGCTGGCTTGTGATGCAAGTTTGCCTAACACCCAAGGAAGGTAGGCAATTTACAACCCAGCTAGGAATTGATTTAAGCGCATGGTGCAAGGAACAAGGACTGGTACAGAATCGTGATTATGATTGGGCATTTAGGCAAGGTGAACTACATTTTAGATTCCACAGTGACTCAGAATCCTATGCCACATTGTTTACATTGCGTTGGGCGGAATACTTATGAAATTTAACAGTGATATTGACATTGATTTTGGAGACCGGGATGCCGCACTCAAACTGGTACAGCATATTCCAGCCAGCATCCTGCGCAACAATGATCTAGTCAGGCATAATACTGGTGTATATGTAACTGATGTGCCAGTAGATCCAGCCACAGGACAGTGTGCCCTAGATTATCAAGTAACTGAGAGTCGCGGTTACATTAAATTAGATTTTTTAAATGTCTCAGTGTATGCACAGGTAAAGAATCAAGAGCATTTAACTCACCTCATGCAAGAACCCTTGTGGGATCTATTGCAAGAAGAACAGTTTGTAAATCAATTGATCCATATTGGCAATCATTACAACACCATGACCAAAATGCCTGAGCCTGTAGATAGCATACCTAGGCTAGCCATGTTGTTGGCAATTATACGTCCTGCAAAACGTCACTTAATTGGCTTGCCTTGGCACCAAGTTGCTAAAACAGTTTGGGACAAGCCACAAGATGATAGCTATTATTTTAAAAAAGCCCATGGTGTGGCCTATGCGCATCTAGTGGTAGTCAACATGAACCTAATTTGTGAGCAAATTAGTCAAGGATATTCCTAACTGCTTTTGCGAATCAAGGTAATGCTACGGCGTTTGCTGCGCCTACTAGCAATCTCTTTGAGGCTTACATAAGGGCCGCATTGTATTTTAACGTCCTTACTGTTCATTGTTTTAAGACAGACGCGGAACTCGGTCCAGTCATTCTTTAAAAACACATTGATGGGAATTAGTCTGTTGCTTTCCCACCACCACTGGTCACCTAGATCAATGTAGCGTTTCTTTTGATCATCAGTTTTCAAACTACCAAAGTCGTATATGGTGGTTATGAAGTCGTCAACATTTTGCACGATACCGATATAATCACCGCCCCCGTAAGTGAGGTATGTAATAAATGGATATTTTTCCAGCAGTGTTTTTAATTCGGTTTCTTGCATTGGTTACTTATTTACCAACTTTAAGATGTCATCAACTGTGTTAGTGATTAAATGATGATCCATGACATGGCGGTATGCCGCCGCTGTTTTATCTTCTAGGGTATCATGTGTTTTCAACAGATTAAACAATTCTTCATCAGTCTCATAGGTATGCCCAAATTCTTTTAATAACTTTGCACCTGCAATGTTGTTGCCAATCCATGGGGTCCGGTTCAGCATGGCTTCTAGCACAGTGAGTCCAAATCCCTCTTGTTCTGAGTGCATGACATACAAATCAGCGTCGGCTATTAGGTCTTTAACTTCTTGGGGTTTTGGTAAGTAGAGTGCAATGACTCTGTTGTGTTCGTCTGGTTCAGGAACTTGTCGTGCAAAAGTGTCACCATTACCACTCCAGTAACCGGCGGTGACCAATACAGTGTCCTTGAGATCTGCAGACTTAAAGATCTCAGACAGTTCATACATTCTCTTGTGGCGCCAGTATCCGCCACAAGATACAATCATTTTTTTATCTTGCGGTATGCCGTATTTTTCACGATCAAACCTACCTGGGGTTCCTGTGCAGTCTGTGGGAGAAATGCCATGCCTAACATAGTGTGCTTTTTGTTCTACATTATGCTTTTTGACATGCGCCCAATCTTCTGGGGTAGAACAACCAATGTACGGCACAGTCATCATGGCCCGCAGAGCAATAGGAGTTTCTACAGGCAATATGATTTGATACAGTATAGGAGAGGTCATACCCTGGGATCGAGTTAAGACAAAATCTTGAGCATAGGCATTGGAATTCATGGATCCGTGGACTACTATCAGGTCCTGGTTGTATAACGATATCATTGCCTTCATGACATGGACTCCGTTGTGCATATAGCCGGTTCCTGGCCTCAACGGATCAGCTGGGAATTGAGTAAAAACTGACACCTCGTGGCCGCGTTTGACGCATTCTTCAGCCATCCACTGTACATAATATTCACTGCCACCTTTAGAGTGTGGCACATAGGCATGGACAACAAAACAAATTTTCATAATTGAGTCAATAAAGCAGCCGGAATCTTGAACTGGCTGTTTGGATAAATAGATTATAATGATCTCTATCCAAACTTATTTATATAACCAAACTGTGGACGTTCAAATTTTGGACCAGGGCATCTTTACTGTGAGGAACAGAACTGTGTATGTACGCCCCATAAAATTATATCAAGGAATTGATAATCCTGTGGTAGTAACGATTAAAAATCAAGATCAAAAACCCATGAACCTGACTGGGTTTGCAGTAGAAGCTGCAATCCAAGATCCATTAACAGCAACTACAATGGAAACCTATGCACTAATTTGGAACAACATCACCACAGGACACGGCAAGTTTACTGTGCCAAGAGCCATAATGGATATACTAGATCAAAGATTTTATAAAATCACATTTAAAATCATTAACCTAGTAGACAATAAAGAACGTCCTATGTACACAGATGACAACTACGGAGTGCCATTAGACGTAGAAGTCTTACCAGCCTACTACGCAACCAGTGCCATGGTAAACAACAATTTAACTGAATACACCATTGATGCAGGAGCAATAGAATGACCGCACAAGTACTAATACAACAAGTTTTACTCAAGCGCGGCAATACCGCAGTAGCATCTGCCTACACAGGTCCCATTGGCGAAGTAGTGGTTGACACTGACCTACATACATTACGTGTGCAAGATGCAATTGAACCTGGCGGATTTCTAGTGGCAAGCGAAGCTTTTGTTACAGCACAAGTTGGTGATATCACAGCAGGAATCCCCAGCCTGGTGGGCAATTTAATTGCCAACACTGTTCCTGCTAGTGATAGATTAACAAATGATATTCACGAGTTGGTATTAAATGTAAGTGGTGCAGGCCCATATGTAACTTTCCCGGCAGATGATGGAGTGTATATTGGCGTTCAAGGTGGCGAAATTGCTGCCATTGGCAATGAAGTAGCAATTTTGTCAGCAGGTGATGCTGTAAGATTGGCTGCCAATGTCGCAGGTGATCGAAAAGATTGGCTGTTTGGCACAGATGGTAACTTGACATTCCCCGACACCACTGTTCAGAGCACTGCTTGGACTAACAGTATAGCTTACACTGACGTCACAGGAACTCCAACAATACCTACCAGTTTTAGTAGTTTGGTCAACGATACAAAAACAGTTAGCCTTGGCACAGATGGTTACATAACACTAGCACATGGCACAAAACTTTATGATTACGGATCCAGTACCGGAAATGGCTATGGAATAACAGATGCGGTAAACGGTACCTATATTGGTTATGATCCAACTGACACTCTTGGTGCGCTACACCTGGATACATATAATGGTAAAAACATTAGGATCCGAACAACTACATTACCAAGTACTTACAAAGATTGGTTATTTGGCGCAGATGGTAGTTTAACATTACCTACAAACGGGAACATTTCATACACACCGGCCAACCCCAGTAATTGGGCCGGCGATCCACCAACCACTATCCAAGAGGCTTTGGACCGTATAGCTACTATACTTAGTGCTTTGACTTGAATAATTTAATCTATACTTGAGATTTAGGCAACTATCAATTTGACTTTATCTAGTGCATCCTGTATACTTGCTGGATGTATCCTGACTTGCAATCGCAGATAGCTGACTATACTATGGGCTTGTGGCATAGTCACAGTCGCACTAGATCGGCACCTTCCAATTGGGTTTCGGGAAACGCGGTATGCTGCCATCACAATGGAGAAACAGCAGATACGCGAGGACGTGGCGGGTTTATTCGAAATGGGGATGATGTAACCTATCACTGTTTCAATTGTGGATACAAAACTGGATATACTGTAGGTAGGCCACTTAGTTATACATTCCGTAAGTTATTGTTGTGGCTAGGCGCTAGTGATAATGATGTGCGCCGCATGGTTATTGATGCTATCCGTGTCAAGGATCTAGTAGATTTAACACGCCCTGTAGCAGAAACTCTAGTAGCTGAACCAGTTGTTTACACGCCCAGACCACTACCACCAGACTCACAGACGTTCCAAGAGTGGATAGACATGGGGTATGAGTTGCCTGAAGAATTTACTACAGCACTAGCGTATGTAGCCACTAGGAATGTTGACATTGATCGTTACGATTTTTTGTGGACTCCGCATCATGAACATAAATTAGCATACAGGGTAGTAATACCATTCCGTTGGCAGGGCAAGACCATAGGCTATACATCACGTGCAGTAGTGGATGGTATCCGGCCCAAGTTCTATACACAGCATGAGCCAGACTATGTGTTTAACGTAGATCGGCAACAGGCAACATCTAAATTTGTTTTAGTTGTTGAAGGTCCATTTGATGCCATGAGTGTGGATGGTGTGGCAGTGTGTGGCAGTCAATGCAGTGAACACCAAGCTGACATTATTGACAGTCTAGGCAGAGAAGTTATTGTGGTACCAGACTTTGACTATCAGGTAGATGATCGTGGCCGTACTAGATGGCCGGGAGCCAGTTTAATTGATCAGGCCCTAGAGTATGGCTGGAGCGTTAGCTTTCCAGTATGGGCAGAAACCTGCAAAGATGTTAACGAGGCGGTAGTTAAATATGGTAAATTATTTGTACTAAAGACCATTTTGGATGGTGTTGAACGCAGCAGATTAAAAATAGAATTGAGAAAAAAGAAATATGGCTAAAGAATATAACGCAGATATACAGCACTTGTTCTTGGAGATGTTGTTACATGATGCACAGAGCTATGTGCGGGTACAGAACATTTACAACTCTGAAAACTTTGACCGCAATCTTAGACCAGCAGCAGCGTTCATTAAAGAGCACAGCAGCAAGTATAATGCACTACCCACAACTGAACAGATATTGGCAGTAACTGGTTTGAATCTAAAACCATTGCCAGAACAGGTACAAGGACACACTGATTGGTTCTTGGATGAATTTGAACAGTTTACACGCAGGAAAGAACTTGAACGTGCTATCCTTAAAGCAGCAGACCTGTTAGAAGAAGGCGACTTTGATCCAGTAGAAAAACTGATCAAGGATGCAGTACAGATTAGTCTTACTAAAGATATGGGCACAGACTATTTTGCAGATCCCGCAGGCCGTATCAACAAGTACTTTAATTCAGGTGGACAAGTAAGCACTGGTTGGCCACAGATGGACAGATTGTTGTATGGTGGATTTAGCCGTGCAGAACTAAACATCTTTGCAGGTGGTTCAGGATCAGGTAAAAGTTTAGTCATGATGAACATAGCATTAAACTGGGTGCAGTCGGGCCTTAGCGGTGTGTACATCACACTGGAATTGAGTGAAGAACTTACTAGTCTGCGCACAGATGCCATGTTGAGCAGTATGAGCACCAAGGACATTCGCAAGGACATTGATACCACAGCACTCAAGGTCAAGTTGATGGGTAAAAAATCTGGCAGCTATCAAGTCAAGGGATTTCCGGCACAGAGCAACATCAATGACATACGTGCATACTTGAAAGAATATCAAATTCAGACCGGCAAGACAGTAGACTTTGTTATGATTGATTACCTGGACCTGCTGATGCCAGTCAGCGCCAAAGTTAGCCCCAATGACTTATTTGTCAAGGACAAGTATGTCAGTGAAGAATTACGTAATTTAGCCAAAGAATTGCGTATATTAATGGTAACTGCAAGTCAGTTAAATCGATCGGCAGTGGAAGAAATTGAGTTTGACCATAGTCATATTTCGGGCGGTATCAGTAAGATCAATACTGCAGATAATGTGTTTGGTATTTTTACGTCTAGGGCCATGCGTGAGCGCGGGCGTTACCAAATCCAGTGCATGAAATCGCGCAGTTCAACTGGTGTCGGGCAAAAAATTGATTTAGAATACAACATCGAAACCATGCGCATCACAGATCCTGGATTAGATTCTGCAGATGCAGGTGCAACCCCAGCTAGCAGCATCATGGAGCAGATCAAGAGCAAGTCTACTGTAGGAACCAGTGTGCCCTGGGAGCGAGCTGTACCTAAATCTGGGGTAGATCCACTTGATCCTGCTGCTAAAATCACAGCAGGAGTTGAAAATAACAAACTCAAACAAATGCTAGCAGGATTAAAAAGTACAGCCAAATGATCTAACAATATTAATAAATACTTTTAATCGGAGCATATCTTGCAAAAAAAAACACGTAGTATTCTTGATGAATTAGACAACTTGTCGGCACGCCGCGATAAAGCATTGGTAATTGAAAGCCGTGCTGGGCATGTTATACAAGGCGCCATTAATTTCATCAATTATCTCAAAGAAAACTACGACATAGAAACTGCGCAAGAGCTTGAGCGCAGGCTGCTTAGTAGTATAAAAAATCAAGATGCTGCAAAATTCACTAGAGGTTTAAAAAAACATAATGAAACAAAATGAAATAGTGCAGGAAGGATTATTTGGTGCGCCAGACCCACGTGCCCAACAGGCAGCAGAAGTCGAAAAACAATTTAATTTGGCCTTTCCTGAGTGGCAAAAATTTGAAGCATCACTAGTTGCTAGTAGGGGCATTACCCCAGAGCAGATGCCAGAGTATATCACCAATTGGGCACGACAATATTTTGGTGTGCCTGGACAGCCATTTAATGAAATACCAGCATTTCCTAATCCTAGTGTTGATGACGCTTCAGCAAGTGAATATGTTAAAAAAGGTGTGCATTTTTGGATGACCAGAGGAGCAGGCGCTGCACAAGATGGTGCCCAACCACCTGCACCAGGTCCGACACCTGCACCAGGTCCGACACCTGCACCAGGTCCGACACCTGAACCAGCAGCACCCGATGACGCACGTAATCCAGTTTTTATAGACCCAGCAACATTTAAGTCAGCATGGGGTCAGTATACAAAAACTAAAGGACAGCCATATCAATTGATATCCGATCCGGATATGTTGACATTACTTAAAACTATGTGGATGCGTACAGGCGGCACAAAACTAGCAGAATCAAACCCTGTTAAGAACTATGTTGACCGTGATTTAACAGTGCGTATGTGGGCATTGCACGAAGCTGTAGGTAAACCACGTGGCGGCGTTCAGTTGACTGAAGATGGCGTACATCAAATATTTAAATTAATAACAGAAGCTGCCAAGCAAGTAAAACCTGAACGTCCTAAGTTTAAAAGTGCAGTAACACCTGCGCCTGCTCCACAGCAACCTGCTGCGCCGGCACCATCAAATGCACTAGCAACAGTAAATGCACCATCAAATGCACTAGCAACAGTAAATGCACGGCCAGCTTCTACTCCGGCGGCAGATCCTAATGTAGTTGATGTTGATGCTACAGATGTAACTAGTAGAGAAGTACCAGCAGCACCAGCAGCACCAGCAGCACCAGCAGCACCAGCAGCACCAGCAGCACCAACAATTGATCCTGCTATGCAATGGGCGCTAGATTCCGTTGATGGATTAAAAGCCAAATGGGAACAAGCAGGTAAACCCACCGACAGTGAAGAACTTGCCAAATTTTTACAAGGCGCAGGTGTGGATCCTGCTGCGGTCAGTAAAGCATACGCAAACATGAACATGCCAATTCCTAAATTTATCAATAAAGTAACTACTGGAGCAGGAAATCTAATAGGCGGTATCAAAGGTGCATGGCAGGGCGCTAAAAATGCATATAGCAAAAGTGCAGCTACATCGCAGACCTCTACTAGAGATGCTGTAGCACAAACTCCAGTGCAAGCCAATCCAATGCCTGCTGCGGCCGGCGGCGGCGGTGCCGCAGGAGTACCTCCGGCAGGCGGCGGCGGAGCAGCACCAGGAGTACCACCAGCAGCCGGTGGCGGAGCAGCACCAGGAGTACCACCAGCAGCCGGAGGCGGAGCAGCAACCGGATTTGCTGACTGGAAAGATTTGCGTTCAAAATTTGAAGCATTCCAGGACGCTGGTGGTTCAATGACTGGACAAGTCAGAGGAGTTATCAAAGACATCTTGTTGACTGCATTAAAAACTGTAGAAAGCAAACAAAAGAAATTAGTAAGAATGGCTAAGATTGTCAAAGAATCTCGCGAGATACAAAAGAGAATACTGATTGCAAAGAAAGCACAAGCATGAAACTGTTTGAAATAAAGAATAAACCTGCTCCTTGGTTACTAGTTGAAAGCAAAGAAGGCAAGAACGTACACCTCGAACATCTTGAAGACCAAATCTTCAATTTAGGATACGCAGGTGCTGTGGAAGCATTGGACTACTTAGATAACCTAAGGATCATGTTAAGTCCCGGTACTGGATCCCCTTCTGCCAAAGTTACCACCAAATGGGATGGCGCACCTGCCATCATCTGTGGCATTGATCCTGCCGATGGTAAATTCTTTATTGGCACCAAGAGCGTGTTTGCTCGTGATGCCAAGCTAGTTAAAAGCGTAAAAGATGTTGATGCACTATAC